TAAGTTAGCTAATTCTGATTATAATACTGATACGATTGCGGCAATTAACGTAACAATCACCGCACATATTGCGGTGATTAAAGTATTAGAATCAGAATTAGCTAACTTAGAGATAGAAGTTTCTGGGTTTAAAACCCTAAAGGCTGATTTGGATAGGAAGCAACGTATCGAGATTGAGATTGAAAGGGTCAAACTTAGGATGGACACTTTAAGAAACCAACTTAGCGATATCAAGAATACTAAGAAGGAGTTCGAACTAAATAGTAAGGCTATTGAACGTAATAAAGAAATTGATAATGAAGTTAATCTTCTAACATCTAAACTACAGGTTTTAAGAAATAGTAAGGACAACGTTATTAAGGTTATTGAATTAGCTAAGGGTGAGGTTGATAAACATAAGACCAGTATTGAGGTTAATAAGGGTCTACTTATTAAAATGGGTAAAGAAGCCGAGGTAGAGAGAATGTATAAACTCTATATCGAGATGGTAGGTAAGAAAGGCGTATCCAAGATTATCTTAAGGTCAGTAATTCCAATCATTAATAGTGAATTGGATAGATTATTGGAGGGTGTATGCGACTTTGAAGTAGAAGTGCGTATAGATGATAAGAACGATGTTAACCTAATGATTATCAAAGATGGTGTAGAGGGGTTACTTAAATCTACCAGTGGTTTAGAGAAGACCGTAAGTGCGGTTGCGCTTAGATGCGTACTGGGTGTAGTATCAACACTACCAATGCCTAATTTCATTGTATTTGATGAGGTTTTGGATAAGATTGCAATGGTTAACATTCCACTGATGAAACCACTATTTGATAAGGTAGCTGACTCATATGATAAGCTATTTTTGATAACACATAATGAGATGGCTAAGGATTGGTCTAACAAGATAATTACAGTAAATAAAGAGGGAAATATCTCCACAATTAGCTGTAAATAACTGATTAGTAGCTATTTACCTATAATAGGTATAACACAACAACGACAATAATGAAGATGAAATTTATAGATTTTAAGAATGAGAAAACCATTGGTCAGTATTTTAATGACGTAAGGGGGACAAAGCTTTTGACTAAAGCGGAAGAGAAGGAGTTGGCTATTCTAATAAAATGTGGTGATAGCGATGCCATGGAGAAATTGGTTAATTCTAACCTTAAATTCGTAGTCTCAATCGCCAAGGAGTATCAGGGTAATGGTGTTCCACTACCAGACCTAATAAGTGAGGGTAATTACGGCTTAATCAAGGCAGCAATGAAGTTTGACCCAGATAGGGGTTTTAAATTCATATCATACGCTGTTTGGTGGGTAAGACAAGCGATTATGCATTCATTGAATGAAGATTCAAGGACGGTCAGATTACCAGCTAACCTTTTGAATAAGATGTCTAAATTGAAGAGGGATTTCGAACATTTTGAGCAGAAATACCAGCGTGAGCCACAATTCGGTGAGACTATTGGTGAAGATAATTCTAAATATGACATTAATCTGGACTCCGAATGTTTCTCGCTTAACAATAAGGCTTGGCACGACAGTGATAGTGATGAATGGGGTGATTTGTTGGATGAGGACGTGAATGGTAAGGTGGAAGAAAGTATTTATGAGGTAGATTCTAGAATTCGTATTGAATTAGAAAAAACGCTTACTATCTTAACTAGAAGAGAACGTGACATTGTGAAATGTTACTTTGGTATTGACACTGGTTGTGAACCGATGACGCTTGAAGCGATAGGTGATAGATATGAATTAACCAAAGAACGAGTTAGACAAATAAAGTCAAAAGCTATCAGAAAGTTACGACATAACGCACATGGTCTATTTATGGCGATGAACGAGTAGGTTCATATTTATATAAAACTATATTCGCTATGAAGTATAATTATTTAGTACTATTTTCTGCCTTTATTCTGGCAGCTTGTGGGGCACTAGTTTCAATATTCGGTCTAGGTCAATTATTTGCTGGTGCAGGTATTATTGTAAAAGTAATGGTTGGTGGTATCGAGTTCGGCAAACTAGTACTTGCAGCCGCCTTACATAGGTATTGGGGTAAGCTACATTCATTACTTAAATTCCCATTAGCCTTTATCGTTGTGATAATGATGGGATTAACATCATTGGGTATTTACGGGTTCCTATCTGATGGGTATCAACAGACCGCATCTCAATATGAGATTGAATCTGGTAAGACCGAGTTGTTATCTAACAAAGCTGCTAGGTTTACTGACAGAATTGCAGAAAACGATAAGCTTATTGAGAGTAAGAATAAGCGTTCAGCTACGTTAAGCAGCCTTAGAGCACAACAAGAGGTTAGACTGGACTCTTTATATGCCAAGAATTACATAACCAATGCTAACAAGGTTAGACAGGATATCGATGCTGCAACTAAGGAGATTCAAATACTTAGTGACGACATTGATGATATTTTAGTTAAAAACAGTGCGTTAGCTGACTCAGTTGGTGTATATAAGGAAAGAATTGGTGAAGTTATGGAAGCTTCCGAAGTGACATCTGAATTAGGTCCTCTAATCTATTTATCAAACTTGACTGGGTTGGAAATGGCTGTTGTGGTTAATATATTGATATTCCTTATTATGGGTGTATTTGACCCGACTGCTGTAGGTTTATTGATATTGGCAAGTAGTATCCTAAAGATAGAAGAAGACAATAAACCTACGTTAATCATGAAACAACCAAATAAATCATCTAAATCATTTATTGAAAGGGTCAAGGGTGCGTTTAAGGGTATCAAACTACCAAAAGCAACTATACCACCAAATGAGACTGATGAAGAACCTAAAAACTATAAACTATTCGAGATTAAGGATGAATTCAAAGGTGAGCCATTAATAGACGATAGAGTTGATAGGGTTGAAATCCCATTGGCAACTAAAGTTGAAGCTAAGTTAGTACCTAACGAAGATTATAAAGCGCCTGTGAAGGAAGGGGGTATTGTGGCTAGGGGTAAGATAGGTCCTGAAGATTTGGATGTAATACGTAATAATGAAAAGAAGAAGTCTAGAGGTTACTCAGTAGATGTTCCAGTACCAAAGGTAGAACCAACAATTACTAAGGCACCAGAACCAACTGTATTGGGTAAGACGTGGAGTAAGAAGAAAACATGATAATAGATAGAATTACGTACCCATTAATGTCAAAGAATTTCGTTAAGAGGGTTACAGATAAAAGTAGGATTATGTTGGTAAACACCTTCAATACTGGGATGAACCACTATGTTGGTTGGAATACTAGGCTTGGTGGTAAGTATAAATCTACGACTGCATATACCGTTGATAAGGATGGTAGTGTGTATGAACATTTTGACCCAGCTTATTACGGTGAGATACTTAATCGTAAAATAGATGACACCTTAATTGTTATTTCGGTGGTAAATTTGGGGTTTTTAACCTTGGATAAAGAAACCAATGAGTACGTTACGTGGTTGGGAGATATTTATAATGGAGAGGTTGTTGAAAGACGATGGCGTGGACATAGATTCTGGGAGCCGTATACGGAAGAACAAATGGAATCTGTGGTGGAACTACTGGAGTACCTGTGTGAGGAACACACGATAGGTAATAATGTTGTTTCACACAACACGACAATTGATGCACCGAATACCTTTAGTGGTATTATGTGTAGAAGTAACTTCGATAAACATTACAGTGATTTATCTCCAGCGTGGGATTTTGAACTACTAAAAGAAAGAATGAAATTATGAGTAGAAAGAAATTAGCCAGACGAGCAAATGAAAAGCCGTTAATTAATGAGCACGACCTTACGAAGAATATGATTAATGCACTACGTGAGGGTATTTTGACCGAAGATGATACCGACATCAACATAGATGGTGGTGATTTAGATTTGAACTCTGATGAATTAAAAGCTGAAGAAGATAAATTTAGGGAGCAAGTAACACCCAGAGTTCAATTTGGCGCCTTCAAGATATACCCAAGTGACCAGAACGTTGAATGGGAAGGTCAAAATCTTAGTGGTCTAAAGTGGAGAATGTCTGTAAGAGAAGACTTAAAGATGGGTGGTGATTATGAGATGGACGACCAAGTTTTAGAAGAGATTACTAACCTTAAGAAATACCGAGAGGTTTGGGTCGATGAATGGTCAATCAAATTGGCTAAAGAATATAAAGTACCAGCTAGTGATGCAGGATAGTACTAAAATTGTAATAGTGTCAATGGTTGGTAACGTCCTATTGGGTGTTGCCTTGGTTTTATTTATAGCTTTTGGTAGAAATAAACCAGTGGAGAAATATGAGGCTGAAATTGCGACATTGACCACAATTAATGACGTTTTAGAGAAGGATAACATTAAATTCAGTAAAAGCAACAAGGAATCTGAAAAGAGGTATAAAAAGTTGGATGCTGAACATAGATTAACAATGATAGACCTAGTTCGTAGCAATGAGGAACTAGATAGATTGAAAAAATTAAGACCGACAGATGGTAAAAGCGATTATGTTGATGGTCTTTCTGATGATGCCATTATTGGGGAGTTCACAGGGTATCTCCAGAGGCGAATTGAGAAGCACCAAAAGTAACCCAATTACGTACACAGACAGTATCCCTAGGGGTACACTTATAGGGACAACCGATAAGGCTGGAAACCTATATCTTCACATGCACGTTGAAGATGCAAGACTTATATTGACCGACTTATTGGATTATGAGTTAATTGTAGACAGTATCCTACCCGAATATGAGAATAGAGATTCATTACAAACCAAAGCTATTACGCTAAATCTATCTAAGATTATGGAACTTCAACTACAAAGTAGTAACTGTGAGAAACAACTACATAATCTAAATGCTATAATAGACAATATAAAGGAGATAGGTGGGTTCAAAGACCTCACTATTGAAAACGTTGAGAAGAAGGTTAAACAGGAGAAAATAAAGAAGGGGCTTGCGCTTGGCGGTGGTACGTTAGGTGGGGTCGGATTAGGGATAATTATAGGTTTTTTCTTAGCCAAGTAACGTAACCATGAATTCAAATTGAAAAGCCTCTATGATTAGGGGCTTTTTTTATAGGGTGGGTGCCTATTTATATGTATGACTAGAAAGGAACGCATCTTAGAGGAATTGAGTCAGGCTGATAAGTCTGCTGCTAAGAAATATGTAATAGATTCAAGGGATTTAGAAGATAAAATCGCCAAGATAGTAAAGGAGAAGCTTAAGAACAATCGTGAGATGGACGACCAAGTTGTACAAATCACTAAGAACGTACTAACGCAATTATTTAAAGCGTTGTGGGTAAAAAGGAACTTTTGGTCCTCAGCATTATCCAATAAACCCACATAATCATGAAAGAGTGTATCGTTTGTAATATCACAAAAGAGTTAATCGAATTCCACAAACAAACGTCAGCTAGTGATGGGTATAGAGGAAGGTGTAAGGCGTGTCGTAAGGTGGAGACTAAAGACTATTACGTTAAGAATGTCGATATAATTAAAGAGTGGGTTACCAACTACAGAGAAAAAAACCAAGAGATGGTAGCAACATACCAAGCGTCATATAGGAAGGATAATGAGGATAAGATACGACAATTGGGTAAAGAGTATAGATTAAAGAATGTTGATAAGATAAAGGCGTATTACAATGATAATGTTGATACGCTACAAGCCAAACGTAGAATATATGTTAAAAATAGGTTTAACATAGACCCGTTATATAAACTGAAACATAATATTAGCTCATTAATTAGAACATCCTTTAAAAGTCGTAACTATATTAAGAAATCTAAAACAACTGATATACTTGGGTGTTCGTTCGATGAATTTAAACAACACCTAGAGTTTCTATGGGAACCGTGGATGAACTGGGATAATAGGGGTTTATATAACGGAGAATGCGATTATGGGTGGGATATAGACCATATAATACCATTAGATTCAGCAATAACTGAAGAAGATATAATTAGATTAAATCACTACACTAATCTACAGCCATTATGTAGTAAAGTTAATCGGGATATTAAGAGAAACTTCTGGAAATCAGGTTTGAGTAACAAAACTACATAATGAAGAAGATTAGAATTACTGAGGCGCAAGCTAACATATTGATGACTATTCCCTTGAAAAGGAAGGTTAGGATTACGACTTCACAACTGAACGCAATCAGGGAGAGTCTGGGTGACTCAATATCCGATAATTTCAAAAAGGAATTCCAAGGTCATAAACCGAAACCACAATTTGAAAGTACAATCAATGAAGGTGGTCTTACGGTAGAGCTTTTGGAACTTATTAAAGGTGTGATTGACTTCATCTTGGCAGAGTTGAATAATGACACCAGCCATGGGTTATCACCTATCTTCAGACAGATGGGTATCCATAGAGGTGAGTTATTCCAAGTTCTAACAGATGCAGGGTTAATAGGTATGACATTTTACCAATACACATATAACGAGAAGATTCAAGCCATCAAAAAGGCTATCACAGGTCTATATAGTGACTTGAAGGGTAAATCTGAAAGTGTTAGGTTAGGCGAGGCAGAACAAGGTGGTATTAAACCAGAACAATTAATCGGTATGTTGGATTTACCAGCTACCAGAGCAGAAGTTGATTGGAGCAACCGAAAGGAATACCGCATACCAAGTTTAGAGAATGGTGATGGTCAATCTATAATACATGATAAAGAATTTTTCACTGGACGGCAATTTACAACACGTATCGGTAAGGTTATAACGGAAGATGGGTATATTAAGGAATTCGCCAAGAAATTCGGTGAAATGCCAGTATTCTCAATAACTGGTAACCAAATTGAAGTACTGAACCCAGAATTTAAAGAATGGCAAGATTGGTATACTCAAGCAAAGGGCAACACCTTGAAACAATGGGGTACTACTGAAGATACTGGTGCAGCATCATCTGGTTCATTCACTGGTGGAATGGGAGCAGGTCCTTTTAAGGGGCACGATGATAAATTAGACCCAAGTACACAAATAGCAAATGCTGGTGACAGTATGTTAACTGATTCTGAAAGCCCATTTCAAGAAATAATCGGATTACCAATTGGGACTAACGAAGAGATTTTCCAAGTAGCAGGTGTAGAGGATAAAGTAATTGGTAAGGGTGGTACAATAGATTATTTAGTTCAATTAACCCAAGAAGATGAAACTGGTCGTAATATCATTGAGAGTCACTTACTATTTAAGATTGATTTGAAGAATCGAAAAGTACGTGCGCTATTCAACCACGACTTCGAATCGCTACACGATGCTGAAAAGATGATACCAGTACAATTCCACGATAGTTTGAATAAGATTGGTAATGTATTATTTAAACAAGCTCAGTTGAATGTAGAATCAACCACTTCTGGTGGTATATCTGCTTCTGGTGGTGCGATAGCATTTGACGCTAATGCGTTACCTGACCTCAAAGAGGATGATATGAGTAAGGGTGGTAAAGTCAAATTTGATGACTGCACCAAATTAAATAACAATAAAGTGGCTCAGAACGGTGGGTGCGGTGAAGGTGATGATGGCGTTGTGTCAATTGAACCACATTAAAAAGACTGCGTAACCTAACTTTAATGAATACGCAGATATTTATAGTAAAAGCTAGAATAAATGGATAAGAATATCATAAAGAATCAATTACGTATGGAAGCCAAAGTTCCTGGAATTGCTCAAACTGAAAAAGTTCAGAAAGAGACTGGGAAAGAGAATAAGGGTTACTATAAGGACGTTGAGAAGAAAATGGCTGGATATGAGAAGGATACCACTAAGGGTGGTAAAGACAAAATCGAACCTGTAATGACAAATTACACTGACGATTGGGCTAAGGAATACCATGAGGACATGGAAATCATGAATGGTCAAGAAATGCTTCACTATCAAAACAACCCAGACAAGAAATTCGTAGAGAGAGCTACGATGTCAATTGAAGGTGATGCTATGATGGGTAATAGTCCAAAATGGGCTAACATTGTTGAGAAAGGTCAAGGTGGTGACCCAGATTACGGTAAGACATTAGTGGCTAGAATTAAATCCTCACAAAAGAAACGACAAGACGCAACATCAGCGCTAGACCAATTCGGAGATGATATCGAAGAAAAGAATGTAGGGGTTGCAGGTACTAAGAGTGCAATAAAACCAAGTGCAGCAGGTAAAAAAGTAGCTGTTGAATCAAAAATAGAAAAGAAAGGAACAATCATGGAAAGTAAGAAAATTAAGAGACTAACATTCAAGAACGAAATCGGTGGACTTAACAACGCTAAAGCTATCATTCCAGAAAGCTACAAGGTTGATAAGAAAGTATTCGAAGTAACTGATGGTAACGAGAATTACAGATTCAGATGGGAAGGTGATAAAACAGGTGAAGCTGTTGCACTTAAATCATCTGTTAAAACAGCAGTTAATGAGGACATGGAACACATGAAGCACCTTATGGGCTTCAAGTCAGACCTAGGTAGACTTAATCCAGTTGAAAGACTGAATGAGAATGAGCAATTCAAATCATTATTCAAAAAGGTTGTGACCGAAACTTCGGCTCGTGGTCATAACGGTATGGAACCGTTTATGGAGATTAACACAGATGGTACATTTACTGACGCATTTAATGAATCCGCAGTAAATGAATTATCACCGCAAGCGTATGATGCTGCTGCAACTGCTGGGGCAAATAGGGGTGATTCTCGTGGGACGGATATCGAAACAACCGCAAAGGGTCTTAAGTATAGAGACCTTATTGGTAAGGATGTGGTGTTTAAAACAAGCGGAATCGATGAGAACCCAACTGCTGGTAAAATTAAGCAGGTAAAAGAATACAGAGGACAAACAGGTGAACCAGACTCGGTTGTTGTATTAGTTGATACAGCAGAAACGGAAGGTGAGAGGGGTGGTGTTCTATTACAGTATGATGGTCAGGGGCACATAAGGGTGCTAGGGATGAACAGTAAAGAGTCTTTAGAGGTAAACAGAGGTTTTGCTAATATTATAGCTCATATAGCTAAGATAGAATTCAAAACCACCATATCACCAAATGAGCTTCAACAATTCAATTACAAGAAACCAGAAGAAACTAAATATGCGGAGTGGAAGTAAATTAAGACATATAGACCGAGTGAATTATTTGGCTGAACAACGGTATCTGGAATCAAAGGGTTTGGTTACTGAAACTTCACATTCCACACCACCTAACGTAGCTCAGGAAAAGGATAGACCTAGGGTGGCACCATACAAGGCAGGACCGCCTAATGTTGCTCAAGAAAAGGATAGACCTAGAGTGGCGCCACATAAAGCAGGACCTCCACAAATCAAACAAGAGCCTGATAGACCACAACCAGTTGATGAAGCTGCGTTAACTGAAGGCGCCTTAGACCCAAATGTTCTCATTAACATGATTGACATTGCAGGTGAATGGGTAAAGGGTGGTGGTATGGTATCTGTTGGTGGGGAATCAATACCTAAGAATTTAGCTACTATGATTATGGGTATAATGCCAACTGCTGCGGCAACGGCATTCATTGCACAATTCTGGGGTGAGATAAAGAACAAGTTGGGTTTCGGTGACGAATAAGATAATTACTAAGGTTGTTGATGATATATATCAAACGATTACCAGCAGTGGTAGTCAAAATATAGAGGTGTCAGACCAAACATGGGCGATGATTCAAACATTACAAGGTCTTGGTGATGACACCGATGGTGGTAATCAAGTACAAGAAGTTAAACTAATAGATGATATACCAGCAGACAGTAACTATAAAGGTACTTTCGACATTCAAAATGACGACCACGTCCATAAATTGAATCAGCAGTTGATAAGTTACATTAGTCGTGCTGGAAAGGTTAGTGAAGCTGAAGCTGCTAAGAAAGCTGGAGAATGGCTAATGAAATTGACAAATGGGGTTTAATAATGAGAATAGAGAAGGGAAATAGTGGAGAATCTGTTAAAGAGATACAAAAATTATTAGGGTTAACAATTGACGGTGAGTTTGGTGCTAAAACTGAAGCAGCCGTAAAGAAATTCCAATCAAGTAGAGGGTTATTAGCAGATGGTATCGTAGGTAATAAAACCTATGCAGCCATGATTGCATATACAAGTGATGTTTCTGATGGAACCTTCATTGATAATGATGGTATACTTGACGATAGAGGTACTTATACGACCTCTGACGGGCTTATCATCCATAAAATGTATATGGACACCGATGAATACGTTACAGACGCTGGTACGACAGATAAGGACACGCTATTCATTCACCATACCGCAGGTAGGTCAAACCCATTTAAAACAGTTAAGAACTGGAATCTAGATACTAGGGGTAGAATTGCCACCCAGTATTGTATTGGTGGTAAATCAATAAACGGTGATACAGAGAATGATGGTGTCGTTGTTGAAGCATTTCCAGACGAATATTATGCTTGGCATCTAGGTAAAGTAGGTAGTCACCACATGCATAAGCACTCAGTTGGTATCGAACTGAACAATTGGGGATATTTATATAAAGATGGTGACGATTATTACAATTATGTTGATATTAAAGTTCCTAAAGAACAAGTGGTCAAGTTGAGGAAAAAATTCAACGGTCATTATTATTACCACATGTATTCAGACGCACAATTAGCTGCGCTTAAGTTATTGATTTACGAAATCAAAAGGAGGCACCCTAAAATAAACATTAATCTAGGATTACCTCAGATGTTAATGAACATGGACGAATTTGAGGCGTTCGGATTTAATAAAGCAGCGTATAACGGTGAAATCAACGGGATATTAACCCACACCAATGTAAGGAGAGACAAAACAGATTGCTACCCAGATTCTAGGCTGGTAGCCATGTTAAAGTCATTGTAATGGGAGTAGTATACGAAATAGTTAATACTTTAGATTCTAGATAAATTTGGTGAAGACTGTTCTCCACAACCAAAATTAGTCAATTTACTGAATAATTTATAACACCTATTCACTTTACGGTTAACATGCTTATTATTTACAGTAAGAGATTGTAGATATGAGTAAGAGTTTTGAATTCTTTAAGTATATAAAAACACCGTTGAGTGAGGGTAGCATTATGATGTTATACCAAAACAATGGTGTGTTATATGAGAAGACCAGATTATTTGGTGATGTAGTACTATCTTTCTTCGCACATGCATTTGACACCTATATGGGTGATGACATTAAAAGTGAAAAGTTCACACTTGCAGAGCAAAGATTCAACCACTTCAATTGGTGTTGGAATAAAACCATGGAGGACTTCAGTAAAGAGGGTATTCACTTCCATAACGATACTGAACTTAGAGAATATTTCAGCAGTTTCATGTTTGAAGTGTACTATACCGCACCAGACAAATCACTTAACAGCCCTATAGTTCTCAGGATAAATGACCTATGGGGAAAGTTATTTGACTACAAGGGTGTTAAGACGCATTCAGACGTAGATTCCTTTCTGGAAATCTATGGATTATTCAATGGGGCACTAAAAAGCCACAAAAAGGGTTGATTTTTCTATTTATAGTGACTATACTTGTATCATGAGGAATATTTATAACGTAATGTTAACCAAATTACTAAGTGATAAGGTTATGATTGAGGCAGAGCTTCAACGACTAGTAAATACAGAGAGTACTCCAGTCAAAATTATGACTGAAGAGATAACTGAGACGTTGAGAAGGCTTATTGAAATAGACCCACTGATTGCCAAATGGCGAGAATTACACGAACAGAGCCAAACGGCACTAGAAGAACGGAAAGATGGATAAGTTTCAAGACATAAAAGATTTCATAGACAAATTGGAGCCTGATGTTATCAAGTTCTACAGTAAGGGGTTTTCTTCCACAGGTACTAGAGTAACAGTGGGAATGCAACGCTTAAAGGAGTTAGCACACGCACTTAGAGATGACGTGCTAGCCACTAAAAAAATTAACAAGAAGGGTAAAGAAAACAAAGCACCATGGGACTAATAACGTTAATATTAAACAAGGTATTCATTTTTGTATTATTCATGGCGGTTTTGAACACCATTAGACACATTTACAACGTCATCCAATCATATTACATGAGCGATAATGATGAGAATGTTAGATACCTGTTGGAGCAAAAAGACTTAGCAATACTAGCGGCATCGATTGCCATAATACTCACAGCTATTGTGGGGTTGTTTTAAATTAAGATATAATGACAATACAAGAAAGATTAGATGAAATGACTCCGTATGTAACGGCAATCAGGTATGCGGATATACCAATCGTAGACATATCAATACCAAAGACTTGGGGAGTACCTGAATCTAAGACCATCGGTGTCAGTAAAGTAGATTCTGATGAAAATGTAATCAAGTGTTTGATTTACGGTAACGCAGATACTAAAGTATCGATAGACGAGTTGCTAGACTACATTGGTAGGGCTATTAAACTTAACATTGAACGTGAGAAGAAACATGTGTTACTTAAAGAGCAAATCGCAGAACTGACAAAGGTATTTAGTAAGCACTCACTGTCAATGTTGAATAAACTTAGGTTTACATTCGAAGACGATAAAGTGGATACTATTCCACTGGGTGAGCTTGATGGTGAAACTGAAGAACCAGAGGTCGAATCAGATGAAGTGATTGAAGAAGAGGTAGTCGAGAAAAGTGAAAAAGAGGTCGAACAGACTGAAAAAGAACCAGTAGTACACCAAACTAAGAGTGGTGCTAAAATTGATTTACCACCTAAGAAAGCTGGTAAACCAGAGAAGCCAGTATTGGAAACATTTGATGGTCATGGATGTAACTGTGGTGCTGGCGAATCTTGCCCTGATTGTACAGATTATTAAGGTCTAGCTTCGAACCATTCCTGAACTGTATGGATAAACCAAACGGTTCCAGAGGTTAAAACACCATCCAAGAAAACACGTAACCATAGTATGTTAACACCATACAGCGCCATAGGTGTGTTGAAGTCAAAATAACCCAAACCATAGGATAACAGGAATCCAACCCAAGTACCAAGGCACATTGGGCAACTGAATAATTTACCGAAGAATTTAGGGCTGACTTTAATCCAGAAGTCTCGCCATACACCTATGATACTACTACCATATACCATAATGTTAGTCCAGCCATAAGCTAGGAATGAGAATACTAAGTAAGTTGTAAGTAATTGCATGTTATCGTCTTTTGATTAGTTAGAAATATATTTACAATTAACGAATAAGTAAAGGGTATGGATATAAAAGGTAGACTTAGAGAGATGATATTGGAGAGCCGCAGTAAAAAGGCTGTTGGTACGATGATACGTGCTAAGGACACAAATAAGGTTTTGTTATTGAAAAGAGGTTGGGCACCACACAAAGGTTGTTGGTCAATGTTGAGTGGTGGTATGGAAGATGGTGAAAACAAGCTGGAAACCCTTAAGCGTGAGATAATGGAAGAGATTAAGGTAGATGCTGATGAGAAGTTGGATTTAACCTTTATTCGAACTGAGAACAATGGTGGTGATATATTCCATTACTATGAGGGGTTGACTTCTACCGAATTTATACCTAAATTAGATAGTGAGAATGAGGCTTATGGTTGGTACTCAGAGGATGACCTACCAGAACCACTATATCCTAAACTTGAAGAGAAGATTAAAGACGCATGCAAGAAGAAGTAAACAAAGGTAAGTACATGTTAGTCCAAGACATAATGGACAAGAACATCAAGCAGACCAAAGCGTTTATTGAGGAACTGGAAGACGAACAGTTTCGGGAAGATAACCGTGTTGAAGATGTTGATGTAATTAGAAATGAAATGAAGGCTGATATCATAAATACTGATATGAAGAAGGCTAAGTTTATTGCGGAGCTAAAAACTGGCTTGGGTAAAGAAATCAAATTGAATCAGGGTGTAAAGAGAGTTGTCGAGGACAACGTCAAAATCAAAGTCAGTTTAGCCGATAAATTACGTAACCTATTTACCAAGTTTTAACATGAAGAATGAATACACATTAACCTATAATGATATAGTAAGAACCGTTTCCGCTATTGTAGAAGACGGGAGAATTAACAAAACTGGTTTAACACTTAAATATTCAGTATCAGAGCGCAATCACATGAAATTAGATGAGACTCTTTATTACAAGTCAAACCCAGATGGTAGAGACTTCGTACACCAAGATGTTATTGAGGTCACATTAGGTGGTATTGAAATTATTATCACGAAAGGTGAATAAACCTATTTACTATGTCAATTTAATTCAATAGCTTTGTATTATGAAAAGGATAATAGTTAAGAATAGCGACAAGTTGAGTAGTCTAGTACACCCACAAAAGGTTGTAGATGAATACCTAGTGTATTTATTAGATGATGAGGTACCTATAAGCGCTGAAGCGGTTTATGGTGTGAACGATAAGAATAAGTTGGTTGACAAATTGTTAACTGATAATTTCGGTATTGATAATAATGATTATTTGGAGGGACTTGTTGAAGAAGTAACCTTCAGTGAGTTTTTAACACAATTTGATGATGAGTAAACAAACACCACTATGCTTGGTTTTCTATATAGATAGAGAATTGGCAGGGAACAAACAAATTATGGGTATTCTGAACACTAACCTGAATACCCTAATCGCTGAAAAGGGTGATAACATATATGCGTGGTATCTACCAACAGACGGTGAAGAACGCATCGAGTGCATTAACCCAGTTCTATATTCAGAAAGTGATATGGAGCCAGTGAATAAACTAATAGCGGATATCAAAGCTAAATTTGATATAGGACAAGGTGCTGATGAAGGTAAGCTCGATTAAATCAGAAGATTGTAAGTGGGTAACCAAGTGGTACCACTAAGAGACAAGTATAAAACTGACGAAGAATATAAGAGTACATTAATGGGGTGCGTTAAAATATTGAACTGCGAAACAGTTAAGGTCTAGTAGAAGTTCTACGAATCTTTCTATAAGCCCACCCAGTATTTTCGTGGATAATCTCGTATAGCATTGGTATGTTAGCATCAGAGCATGTACCCATAAATACTAACCCTTTTAATTTGAAGTTCTTAGCCTCAGCACTAAGCATGTGGTGTAAACGCTGACAATCCTTTTTGTTTTTACATACCACCATGTCAAACCGTTCTTCATTATGGATAACCAGTTTATTATGAACTACGATTACCTGCCGACTACTTTTAATATCTTTAGCATCATTCATTACTAACCTAGCAATATCGTGGATAGACTTTCTATCTGTATTAGATGAGTGACCATACAGCCAGAATTCTTCTTCAATGTTATATTCGTTTGAATTGATGACAGTCCAGTAGTCAAAAATAGCCTTTTCCTCATATACCCTACCCAATTCATCTCTAACAAATCGGTGTTTATCATCTTCTTCGATGTCTTTCACTAGGAATATCTCGTACTTTACTGGTTTTATGGCACCATCGTTTATGAACCGTTTAGGAAATACAACGGTCTCATTCTCTTCCTTAATACGATGGAAATTCTGGTAAGCCGTTTGAATGGTCTTACATCGGTGCATCGTCTTACGATATTCACCATTCCCCACTAAAATTGTCCTATACATTTGGTTGTCTCATAAAAATACCGTATATTTGCGTAAAATCAACTATTAATGGCTAAGAAAGATTATTACGAGGTATTGGGTGTGGCGAAGGATGCCGATGATAAAGCGATTAAGAAAGCATATAGAAATCTAGCTAAAATTCATCACCCAGATAAGGAGGGTGGTGACGAAGAGAAATTCAAAGAGGCGGCAGAAGCCTACGAGGTGCTGAGTGATGCGGATAAGAAGGCTAAGTACGACCAATTTGGTCATGAGGGGATGAAGAGTGGTGGAGGCTTCACGCATAATGACATGAGTGATTTCTTCGAACAATTCCAAGCAGCACAAAATAATGCCAGACGTAGAGCGACTAGTGTTAATCCGCACATTGGAGTGACCATGAATATGTCGATGGATGCTGTGTATAACGGTAGAGAAAGTACTATAACATACAGTAGATACGAGATATGTGGTACCTGTGACGGTAAAGGTGGTAAGAATCCTACCACATGTAGTTCATGTAATGGTGCTGGTAGAGTACAGAGGCGTCTTGGTAATATGTTGGTTATGACAACATGTGGTGTCTGTAATGGTTCTGGTGAAACGTTCGAAGAGTCATGCACTGACTGCGATGTTACTGGGTACCAACAAGTACCATTTACAACCACAATAGACATCATCCCAAGTGTATTACATGGTGATACAATAACCTTTGGTAATCTAGGTAATGAAGTGCGTAAAGGTGTGTTTGGGAATCTAATCGTGGCAATAAAACATATCCCAGAAGATAGATTTAGAGTATCAGATAAAGACCCATTCTCGTTGGCACATTGGGTTGGGTTGACTTATGCTGAAATGGTCTTAGGCTGCTCCAAAATAATACCAACAATATCTGGTGGTAAAATTAAAATAACCATACCAAAGTTGACTCACGAAGGTGATGAACTTAGAGTTAAAGGTAAGGGGTTAAAGGTGGTTGAGCGTCAGGCTAATGGTGAACCTAAAGTTACTGATAAGTTTGGTGATATGTACGTTTACCCAACGTTGAAGATGCCGACAGCAATTACTGACGAAGAACGTGAGTTATTGGAACAATTACAAGCGATTGCTGATAAAGTTACGACTTAGGGTTGATTGTGTAGAAGTTTTGTGGTATATTTGCTCTATAGTAATAACAACAAAATTTTTACACAACAACACAATGGAATATTTCGAATTATTTAAAGACGTTGAAGATAAATTCTTGAACGCAATCTCAGCCGCAGACCTTGAACATAAGGTTAACATTAAAGTTCTAGGGTGCAACACCCAAAAGACTGTTACCAAGGTAGCCAAAGCAACACCTATTCTTCGGTATCTAGGTAAGACTGACGTTATAATCACAGTTAATGAGGTTATATTTGAGCAGTTGAATGACCTCCATAAATCTATGGTTGTCGATGAAACCTTAGCTGAAATAAGTTGGGATAACGACAAGGATAAGTTGGTGATAAGTAAGCCAGATTTTGCTACATTCACACTTATCTTACAAAAGTACTCATGTGACGAAATGTTGGCTGAACGTGATATTGTCAAAGCGGCATATTCAGTAGGTGAAACAGAACCTCAAGAAATTAGAGTTTAATGGAGAACCTACTACAAGATTTCAATAACTACGCTATTCACCACTTAGGTGTTAGTAGCATGCAGCTTTACTATTGGAATAAGCTCCAAGAGAACATTTATTCCAATAAGATGTTAGCAACACCAGCATCTGGTTCAATGACCCCATATATTATTGAGGAAATGGAGAAGCGTGGTGTCCAAATGGATATTTTCTCCAGACTTATGATGGATAGGATTATCTGGTTAGGTGGTGTCGTAAACGATAACATGTCAAGTGTGGTAGTATCACAACTTATGTGGATGAACCAACAAGACCCTAAAAGTGACATCACCATTTATGTGGATAGTCCAGGTGGGTCAGTTAAATCTGGATTGAGTATCGTTGATACAATCGATTATATCGAACCAGATGTAGCTACTGTTAACATGGGAATGGCTGCAAGTATGGGTAGTATCCTATTAGGATGTGGAACCAAAGGTAAACGAGCTTCACTGAAGCATTCTAGGGTCATGCTACACCAAGTAAGTGCAGGTGCCCAAGGTAATGTCCAAGATATGGAGATAACGTTAAGAGAGTCCGTTAAATACAATGAGGAATTATTCGAATTGTTGGGTTCTTATACAGATAAGAATCCAAAAGATGTAATGAAGGATGCAACTAGAGATTTCTGGTTGGATGCACCTGAAGCATTAGAGTACGGAATTATCGATGAGATTATAGGTAAGAAATGACAGATGTAAGGGAGTTTATCGAGGTTACCCAATCTGAGTTTGACGAACAAAACCCAGAGCATGATTTCACTTGTACTAGTGGTACTTGGGTTATAAATGATGAAAAGTATACATTTGTTGAACAAATTTATGCTAATTGGAGATGTGAGGGTATATGCTGGGATACCATAGTCAAACGAGAATCGGATGGTAAATTCTTTAAGTTTGATGTGTGGGATACTAGTCGAGAATATATTTTTGGTGAATGGGATAAAGGGTTAACCGAAGTATTTCAAAAAACAAAAATAACATATGGGTAATGATTTGGGTGTTCTTAGGAACACCCAGATATTTAATATTGCACAAGTGATTTGGGGTTGACTGGTTTTGACTGCAATTGATTGGGTATATAAGCAAGCACTGGGAGTTCAGATTATACCAGTATAAAATGTATTTGAAAACTTTATAAATGACGATAATACCGTTAGTACAACAAAATACTTTTTGAACGAGCTTGAAGCGGAATTCAATGGGAAGTTAGCGTTAACTGCATAATTAACGCCAAATCAGGAGAAGCCTGATAAAAACCTCAGTGTTCTTTCATTGATGAGGTCATAACTACAAAGAAAGGTGGGTTTGGAACTTCCTATAAAGAGTTTCTAGTTTGTCAGGTTAGAAAATCGGACTAAGCTTGTAGAAAGTATATGTAACGTTTGTTGGACGAGGGTTCGATTCCCTCCAACTCCTCTAGAACTTTTGTACCTAGCAACATATTTATATTAAAACAATATAGATATGGCTAGGAAACAGAAGAAATACCACTACATTTATAAGACTACCAACAACCTAAATGGTAAATACTATATTGGTATGCACTCAACTCATAACTTAGAAGATGGTTATATGGGGTCTGGTAAGCGGTTATGGAGTTCAATGAATTATCATGGTAAAGATAACCATTCCGTAGAGATATTAGAGTTTTGTGATAGTAGAGAAGAGTTAAGGAAACGAGAATCGGAAATGGTAACTAACGATTTACTTAAAGAAGACTTATGTCTTAACTTGAAAGTTGGTGGTGAGGGTGGTTGGCACAAGTATGCTAATGCCGCCTTCAGACGTAAGATGGAGACTGACGAATCGTTTAGGGTTACATTCTCCAAGAGAATGACCGAGACTAATAATAAACGTGTCCAATCTGGTGAACATAAAAATTGGTCTCACACTTATTCTTGGTCTGGTAAAACGTTTACAGATGAGCATAAATCCAATATTAGTAAATCTAAATCTGGTACTTACACTGGTAACAATAACTCACAATACGGTACTTGTTGGATAACCAAATGTGGTGAAGATAAGAAAGTGAATGTGTTAGAATTAACAGGTTACTTAACTAATGGGTGGAGTAAAGGTAGAAGTAATTACATTAAACCACCTTCTAATAAGAAGTTTGGTGCTTCAAACGGTAATAGTAAATTAGATGAAGAGAGTGTGTTAGAAATCAAGAAGTTGTTACTGTCTGAAGATAAGATATCAACCACCAACATTGCAAAAAGGTTCGGGGTGTCCAGACCAACAATATATGATATTAAGAATGGTAAAACTTGGTCACATTTGACATTCTTGAATTAATTATGTATCTTTGCGTTAAACTATTAATATCATGACTGAAGAAAGAAAAGAAGAGATTAGGGTAGAAGCCAAACGAAGATTAGACCTATGGCTTGAGAATTCAACATTCGAGAAGATGTCTTTTTATGGGAGTTATATAAAATTCCAGATAGCACTGGGGTTATATTCAGGTTACCCAGATGAAAGTCTAGAAGAGTGGATGAATAAAAAAGACTTCGGTGTTGGATTCATTACAGTCGAAGAATTATTTTCAGATGAGTATAACAACATGCTTAAAAATGAATTATTCTTACCACTACTTCAAGATTGGGATGACACTAGGGTATAATATCCACTTAATACGGAATAAATTTGGTTATGTCAGATTTATTCAGTATTTTTGTTTTATGGGAAATGATAAGGCAATTAAATACAACAAGCTGCTATGAAGTCGGCACGACTCATGGCTACTGTTGTGAACGAACAAAACTAAATAGAACGAGATAGTGGTAACTGATTGATGTGATAAGATTGTGAGTCACAATGTTGTGAGTTGTAAACTGATTGGTTTACGTAATGCACAATAAAGTAAGCATATTGG